AGTAGATATTCGAAAAGGAGATATATTAGTAGCTGAAAAGATTGGTGATGATGGTAATGTATTAGCAACTTATAAAGGTATAGCGAACTTACCATTCAAATATGTAACACATCAAGAAGTGCTCTTACTGAAGTGGGTGATGCTTAATGTCAATGGACTTTAAGGAGTTTCAGGATTTGTTAGACAGTTTCAAAGAAGTGCAAAAGCAGCATGAAGCTTTTCTAAGAAAATTTCTAACGGAGATGGGCATGAGGGCTTTGGCTCAAACTAAAAAATTAACTCCTGTGGATACTGGTAATTTGAGAAATAGATGGGAACTAAGTCAAGTATACAGAAAAGGTGATAGCCTATATATAGAGTTATTTAATCCAGTAGAATATGCAAGCTTTGTAGAAGATGGTCATATGCAGCGTAGAAGATTTCTTCCTATTGAATATTTAGAACAAAGTAAAGGAAATCAGGAATACCTAAATTACTTATATGACCAATACGGTGATGATATACAAGGGGTGATGCTTCATGATAAGTGGATTCCCGGACATCATATGGCAAGAATATCAATCTCCAAGATTGAAAGAGAAATACCAAAGCGTTATGAAAAGGCGTTAAAACAATTTATGAAAGGATTGGGGGCGGGAGATTAATGGTAGGAGAAATTACAGGCGAAAGCATTAAAAGTGCAATAGCGCTGAAACTCAAAAGCAGTTTTGCTAATACCAATGGCTCGCCTCCAATTACTATATACAAAGAACAGATTGTACAAGGCTTTAAAAAGCCGTGTTTCTTCATATGGGTAATGGATGTTTCGCAGGAAAAGATAATGCGGAATGTTTATACAAGAGATTATCAGATGAATATCCGATATCACCCTGAAGAAAAGGATACTAAAACTTATGAAACACTTTCGGATATTGGTAATAAGCTATTGTATGAATTAAGAACCATTGATGTTCCTATATTCTTAGGAAGATATGGAACAGATGGAGAACCCATAGAAGATAAAAAGCCAGTAAGAGGAATTCAAATGAGTTTTGAAATTAAAGAAGGTGTATTACAGTTTTATGTAACATACAGCATAAAAGCGAAACAAGTAGTTGATGAGATTCCTGTAATGAAATCTTTAGAGATTATTCGGAACTAATTAAAGGAGGAAAGAAAATATGGCTGGTGGAACTTTTAAGTCGCAAAATAAAACAAGACCCGGAGCTTATATCAATTTCAAAGGTGTACCCAAACCATTATCCAGTCTTGGTACTCGCGGAGTAGTTACAATGCCTGTAGCTATGAGCTGGGGGGCTGAAGTAACAGAGCTACTAAGTACTGACCTAATTGATGGTAAGAGCTTACCTAAAATTGGATATACTGCTTTTGAGGAAGAGAGTCAAATCTTTAGAGAGGCATTGAAGCATGCTCACAAAGCAATAATTTATCGTCTTGATACTGGAGGAACGAAAGCAAGCGCAACTTTGGAACCTCTTACGGCTACTGCTAAGTATGCAGGTATTGTCGGTAATGAGATTGCAGTAAGAGTTGTAGCTAATGGAGATAAATTCGATGTTATTACTTTATTTAGAGGCATTGAAAGAGATAAGCAAACCGTTACAACAGTAGAGGAGTTGGTTCCTAATGATTATGTAGTATTTAGTGGAACAGGTAATCTAGCAGCAAATGCTGGAGTTACATTAACTGGCGGAGAAAATGGAACGGTTAATCTGGCGACCTATGCTACTTACTTGGATGTAATAAAAGCATACAAATGGAATACAATGGGTATTCCTCAAGATGTTCCAACTGTAAACCCTAATATTATTACTTTCATTACTAATATGAGGGAAAATCTTGGTAAGAAAGTACAAGCTGTTTTGTATGACGCAGATGCGGATTACGAAGGAATTATAACTGTAAACCAGGGCTATAAAACAGTGACTGAAACAGTTAGTCCTACTACCTTTGTAGCTTATGTAGCGGGTTTGACTGCTGGCTCAGATGTAGATGTTTCTAATACTTATCATGTAATTAATGGAGCGGTTTCAATCGTTTATCCTGAAGGTGTAACTCCTTATGGAGATGAAGAGATTGAGGAAGCTCTGAAAGCTGGTAAGATGGTTCTTTCAACAAGACAAGATGGTGCAATCGTTATTGAGCAAGATATCAATACATTGCATACATTCACTCCTGATAAAGGATATACTTTCAGTAAGAACCGTGTTATTAGAACGCTTGATGAAATCAATAACTCCATAGCATTACTGTTTGAAAGAAGTTATATTGGTAAAGTGGATAACAATGATGATGGAAGAAACATTTTTAAAGCTGATGTTATTGCCTACCTAAATATGCTTCAGGATATTTCAGCAATTCAAAACTTTGATAGTACTACAGATATTCAGGTATATGCTGGAGAAGCTATTGATGCAGTAGTTGTTGATTTAGCAATTCAGCCAGTAGACTCAATGGAAAAATTATACATGACTGTAATGGTCGGATAATGAGAGGAGGAATAATGTATGTTTTTACGTGCTGGTGATACAATCAGTGGTCAGGAAGGTAAAGCAACATGCGTCATAGATGGAAACGTGCATGATATGTTTTATGTAAAAACCTTGGAAGCCACTTTTGAAAAGAATAAAGTTGAAGTAAGAACCCTTGGAAAAAGAGGCGTTCAGCATAAAGGAACTGGCTGGTCTGGCAGTGGTTCAATGACAATCTATTATGTAACATCCATATTTAGAGAACTGGCATTGAAGTATGCAAAGAGTGGTAAAGATACCTATTTCAATATTACAATAGTTAATGATGACCCAACATCTACTATTGGTAAACAAACGATGGTATTGTACAATTGTAATATAGATAGTACAATATTAGCTAAATTGGATACGGAAGCTGATGTTTTAGATGAAGATATTGATTTCACTTTTGATGATTTCGATATCCTTGATAGCTTTGGCAATCCAATACAATAGTATAAGAGGAGGAATATAAATGAGTACATTATTAGAGTTTCTAATTGAAAATCCAGTAGATAACTTAACAGCTGAAGTGATTGTTTCCCCAAGACTTGCAAAATTTCCTTTCAAGATAAAGGGGATGACTGGCCCAGAGTTCGCGGAATATCAAAAACTTTCTACTAAAATTGGTAGAAAGAAAAAGGTAGAATTTGATAGTAAAAAGTTTAATGAATTGGTTGTTCTAAATCATACTTTGGAACCAAACTTCAGAGATGCGGAAAGTATTAAGAAAGCAGGTTGCCAAACCCCTGAACAGTTCTTATATAAGAGCTTACTTGCAGGTGAAATTTCAGAACTTGCTCAGCAAATTTCTTCATTATCCGGATTTGATAAAGAATTTGAAGATGAAGTAGAAGAAGCAAAAAACTCTTAAAGGAAGGTGACGGTGAAACGTGGTACGCTTATTACGCTCTTAATAAGTTTCATTGGGAACCATCACGTTTCGCCAACCTTCCGAGAAAAGAGAAAGCATTAGTCATTGCGATGATTGATGAAAGAATTGCTCAAGAGAAAAAAGAGGCAGCAAAAGTTAAGAGGAAAGGAGGTCGCAGACGCTAATGGCCACTGTTAAAAATACCATTAAGTTACAAGACAAGATGACACCTGTACTGCGTAGCATTATCAAGTCAATGCAGACCACTGTTGATGTAATGGCAGGAATTGATAAGGTTAGTAATTCAGCTTTCCATAGAATGCAAAGAGATGTCCAAGCGGCTTCTGATGCTCTTGATGATTTTAATCGTGGAGCAGAAGAAATTCCTCCAACGGCACAAAGAGCTGCTAATTCATTTAGTAGATGGAAAAATCCATTAGTAACTGCGGCCTCCGCTATATACACAATTAAAGCAGCCTTGCAAGGAGTTTCTCAGATGACTGGTATTGCAGATACCTTCACTTTGACTACCGCAAGGCTGGATTTAATGAATGATGGATTACAGACTACTGGCAAATTACAGAATATAATATTAGCATCCGCTCAACGGTCAAGAGCAGAATATGGAGCTACTGCGGCAGCAGTTAGTAAATTAGGTATTTTAGCATCAGATGCGTTTACAAGTACAGAAGAGATTGTAGCATTTACAGAATTAATGAATAAGTCCTTCAAAATCGGTGGAGCTGGAATTCAAGAACAAACTTCCGCGATGTACCAATTAACACAAGCTATGGCAGCTGGTAAATTACAAGGTGATGAATTTAGAAGTATAATGGAAAATGCTCCTATGCTTGCAGAAGCAATTGCTAAATTTACAGGTAAGTCAAAGGGTGAGCTGAAGGAAATGTCATCCGAAGGACTCATCACGGCAG